CATATTCCCAACCTCTGCCGGAAGTATAGGCGAAGGTGTAATAAGTAGATATGCTTGTGTAAACTTCGGTGGAGATAACATTATCCTATCAAGAAATGGTGTATTTGGTATTGTCCTTGCTGATAATGTAGCAACTACGGAAAGATATACAAGAGAAAGAAGTAGGTCAATCAACGAAAAATTAAGACTTCACAAAGACTTGTCCGAAGCCGTAGGAATTGTATATAAGAGTAGATATTACTTGTCGGTTGATGACGTTTGCTATATAGCAGACTCAAGGTATAAATACACAAGTGAAGATGATATTGACGGCTCGTATAACTATGAGTGGTGGTATTGGACTAATATCCCGGTTAGAGTGTGGGCTATCTTGGATAATCAATTATGCTTTGGAACAAAGGACGGTCAAATATGTGTGTTTGATGATGCCTACTCCGATAGAACACACCAAACAAGCAAAACCGGGGATTTGTCTCTTGATATAACAAACAACGGTATATCCTACAACTCAAACATTAAGGTAGACCTTGCCGAAAACGATATTATAAAACTTTCTACAAGTGGTATATATGCGCTTGATTTGAAAGAGTTTGTAGTAGATAACAACAAGATTTATGTGAGTGCAGACGATATCATAAATGTTATTGAAGGAACGGAAGTCTATATTGACAATGTAGGTAGTAGTGGATTGAGCATAAACACTAAATATTACTATGCCGAAGTAGACAAGGGTGCTTGTTGCTTGAGGCTTATGGACGAAGAAGGAAACCTTGTAGATATTGCAAGTGGTGGTTTTAGAGTTTGTAAGCACATTTCAAATAAAGAGTTGTTTTTATCAAACATAACCGATACTTCTTTTCAATTAAAAGAGTATAAGAGTGGGGAAGTGCTTGTCTTGACTAACTATAACAATCATATTCCTACTTCTTTGATTGCAAGAGTGACGCACAAGGAAAATGTAGTAGCAGAATGGTATACCCCTATATTTGACCTTGGCACAAATGAGTCAAGTAAAACACTCTTAAAGATGACAATCTCAACGGAGCCGGAAGTAAATGGTAAATTGTCGTTTGGGTATGAAACAAGAAGTGTGAACAAATTGATAAATGCAAAGGGAATTAACGTATTCTCTTTTGATAATTTCTCTTTTGAAAACTTCTCTTTTGAGACCGGCTTTGCTAATAGTTATTCGGTTAAGTGCAAAGAAAGAAACTTTAACTTCATTATCTTCCGTTTTATCTCGGATAATGATAGTGATTGCATTGTAAACACCTTCACGGTGTTATACAAGATAAATAAACAAAACAAAGGAGTGAAATAGTATGGCAAGAATAAATAAAGTAAGTAGCGAAACAAAATCGGCTATACGAAGAAAATCGGCTTATACTTTGCCAAACAACCCTACGGACTCCGGCTATAAGGCAGATGATATAAGGAAGGCTTTTTGGCAACCTATTGTAGATATATCACAAAGTGCAGTAGCCGAAGTAGACCGTGTAGTAGATGAAGTAAATGAGATTTTAGAGCCTACTTCTTCCGGGTATGACACAATCACGGGAATATTTGGGGAATACTACCATTCGTCAAAAGGTTTTATCTATTCCAAAGATAGCAACTCCTTCATTCTAAAAGAGTTTGAAGGGGAAGAAACGGATATAGAGATACCAAGTGCAGTCTTATATCAAGGTGTTGCATATCCTATAAGCAAGATTTTAAGTGGTGCATTTACAAAAATCTCTACAATCAAACTTCCGTATTTGATTACTATTGAGAGTGGTGCTTTTGCAACGGGAACAAGTTTTAGTGTTCCAAAAGAAAACTTGGCTACATATCAAACAACTTTGAGTGGTTATGTGGTAAGTGGTTATAACACTATTCAAAACAATGCTAATGATATTGCAAGTCTCAAATCCGGGAAGTTAGATAAGGATACTTCAACAAATACAAAGTATAGGGCTTATGTTGTTAGTCCTTCTGGTGCAAACATAAGAAAAGAACTAACACAAAGTGGTGTAGAGGGTCAAATCCCTATGTATCGTTCAAACGGTAGAATGGGTGTAGGCAATCCAAGTGAAGATGATGATGCTATACCTAAAAAACTCTTTGATGAGACCACGGCTAAACACGGTGCAACTATTGTCTTTAATATAGACCCTACCACTCATATTATTACACTTGGGCTTGTAAACGAAAAGGGCAAATTGCTTGATACAAAATCCATTGACCTTCCTCTTGAAAGTATGATTATAGGTGCAACCTACGAAGAAGGCAACGTCTATTTAGAGGTGCAAGGTCAAGAAGAGCCTCTTGTGGTAGATATCTCCGACCTTGTGAGTGGGCTTGTAAATGAGCAAACCTTCAATGAAGAAATTACAAGACTTGACAAGAGGGCTGACGGAATCAATACCACAGTAGTGGCATTAGAGCAATATGTAAATCTTTCTGGTGTGTTTGGCTTTGGTGCTTTCTATGCAGAAGAGGCAGATAAGGCTCGTAATTATGCTGGTGGTGGAAATATTGATAGGAAGTTTAAGAGCCTTGATAAAGAGGTAGGAACGGACTTGCAAGTGTCTCTAAATGACAATTATGTATTATCCATAGAACTCAAAAACAAAAAAGGTCAATCGGTTAGCAAACAAACGGTGGACTTCCCTATTGAAGGCTTAATTACAAATGCTACATATAAAGATAAAGTCTTGACTTTAACACTCCAAAATGGAAACAAAGTCAATGTAGATATATCGGATATTATAAGTGGGCTTGTGCCTGACTCAAGGAAGGTAAATGGTAAAGCCCTCTCAACCGATATCACACTTACGGCAAATGACGTAGGGGCTTATGGGAAGAATGAAACTTATTCCCAAACGGAAGCCGACACAAAGATGACGGCAACCAAAAACGAACTCCAAAAGAATATTGATGCTAAAAACTTTGCAGGGTATTCAATGGAGAGCGAAAAAACATACGATTGTGTCAAGGGTGGTGCGCTTGATAGAAGGCTCAAAAAAATAGAACAAGCACTTAATAACAATTCATAGGAGGATTAAAAAATGTTATTAGAAAAAGCAAAAATCTATGGTGTTGACGGTGTAGGGAAGTCGAGTCCTTCTCTTACAAGAACGGATAGCGCCGAAGGTCTAACCTTTACGGTTGGAGCAAGTGAAATCAAAAGTGATTTTGATAAGTGCTACCCTTGGTGTGAAATGCAAGAGGTGGTAGATGAACACGATAATGTGTTTATCAAAATTCCTAAATTCTACTCTAAAATTACAAAGAATGCTGACGGAACATTCAAGCATCAAATCTCCGGTTTTAGATTTGACGGATTTTCTACCTTGTTTGTAGACGGGAAGGGTAATGAAATTGACTATGTGCTTGTAGGTAAATATGAAGCAAGTGGCTCATCTTCACAAGCATTCTCAAAGAGTGGTCAAACTTGTCTTGTAAGTATCACACTTCCTAATATGAGGAGGGCTTGTGCTGCGAATGGCGAAGGCTATCAACAATATGACTTCTTGATTGATGCAATCATCAAAGAGTTGTTTATGATTGAATTTGCAACTACTAACTCTCAATCTATTATGCAAGGTTGGACTAATGGTAGCAATACAGCCGCACTTATTACCGGGCATACCGACAATGTTAAAACGGCAAGTGGCTCTTGGAATACTAACCACACGGAAGATTGTGCAACGTGCAACTCTGACGGCTTACACGCTTGCAAGTATAGAGGCATTGAAAACCCTTGGGGCAATGTATGGAAATGGTGTGACGGAATTACTTTCTCCAAAGAAAAGATTTATGTTTGCACTGACCCTACAAAGTATGTTAGCGAAAGTCAAGCACAACCTTATAACTATGTAGGAGATAGAAAAACGGGAGAAGGATATCTTAAAACCATTGAATACTTTGATAGATTCCCTCTTCTTGGATTTGCCAAAGAAACGGGTGCAAGTTCAAGCACTCATTATAGTGATTACTATTACTATAACGAAAATGGCACTGTGCTGTCTGTCGGTGGGTTTTGGAACGCTGGTGCTTATGCCGGTCTTTGGTATTGGTCTGGGTACTACTCTGCTTCTCTTGCTTACGCTCGCATTGGCGGTCGCCTTTGCTATAAACCTCTTTAAGAGAGGGATAAAAAGGGAGACACTTCTCCCTTTGGTATAAATCAAAACAAATTATAGGGTCTTGTGTGCAGCCTGTGCTGAATGTCGGTGGGAATTGGAACAATGGTGCTAATGCCGGTCTTTGGAATTGGAATGGGAACAACACTGCTTCTAATGCTAACGCTAACATTGGCGGTCGCATTTTAATCGTAAATATATTGTATGTAGCACACATATCCCTTGGCTCTTGCCAAAAAACACTTCGCAAAGAGGACGGTTTAGTAGGTCATTGACTCGAAACACCGTGAGAAGATTAAAAGGATTATTATGAGAAGAGTTGGTTATTTATATGAAAAAATGTGCGATATTGCTTTGATAAAATATGCCATTCACAAAGCCGCACAAGGGAAAACTCAAAAACACTTTATTGCGAAAGTCCTTGATAACATTGATGAGTATGCCTTGAAAATCCAAGATATGCTCGTCAATGACAAGGTTGTGTTAAGCCCTAATAGACAAATTGAAATATATGACCGTTCTTGCTCTAAAACACGATTGATAACCGTGCCAAAATTCTATCCAGACCAAATATTGCATTGGGTTTTAATGCTTGTATTAGAGCCTATTATGGCAAAAGGTATGTATAGATACACTTGTGGGAGTGTTCCTACAAGAGGAGGAATGGAGGCTAAAAAGTTTGTTGAGAGAGCCTTGAAAGACACGAAGGTAAAATATGTAGCCAAATTGGATATATCAAAATTTTTCAATACGGTTAAACCTAAATATTTATTACCTATGTTTGAAAGGAAAATCAAAGATAAAAAGGTTATTGCGTTGATAGACAAAATCTTAACGAATGGTGGAGATTGCTTGCCTATTGGTTATTACACTTCACAATGGTTTTCAAACTTCTTCTTGGAAGGGTTTGACCATTATGTGAAAGAAACTCTTGGTATCAAATACTATGTTAGGTATGTAGACGATATGGTGTTGCTTGATACTAATAAAAGAAAATTGCGAAAGGCAATAGCCCTTATGGGCGAATACCTAAATAGCATAGGGCTTTGTTTGAAAGATAACTCACAAATATGGAAGGTGCATAGTAGACCTATTGACTTTGTTGGTTTTCGTTTTTACAAAGAGAAAGTGTTATTAAGGAAGAAAATCTTTTTTCGGTTATGCCGAAGAGTGAGGAGAGTGCGTAAGGCTGGCTACATAACATTGCAACAAGCACGTGGTTTATTATCTTTACTTGGTTGGCTAACTCATATTAACGGTTGGAAATTCTACAAGGAGAAAATCTACAAATATGCTCCAAAGTGGAAATTAAAACAAATTGTAAGTAATTACGCCAAAAAATTAACGGAGGTATTAAAAAATGGCAAAAGTATTCAGCAAACAAAAATGGTTGGAGTCTGCTAACAAGCAAGTGGAAGAAGGGTATCTTTCTCAAAAGGAAGTAGATGATGCTCTTGAATTATGGGTAAATGACCTTGACGGCAAGACAAAAGAAGAAGTAGAAGCAAGTGGTATGAGTATTGCTCGTGATGAGTGGTTTGTATGATAGAAATCACACTTGAAAATATATGCCAAGTTTGTGGGAAGAAAGGCTGTAAAGAGCCTTGCAAGAAGTGGTATGACCTCTTTGAAGGAAAGCCCGTGGACTTTGGCTTTGTAGAAGAAGGAGAGAAAAAATGAA